GTTAGATGCTGCAAGTTCATTTAGATTCTTTACACCCATTTTAATTAAAAGGCTTGTGTATGGTGCAGCCTCGCATTGAAAAACCCCTTTAGTATATCCATCTGAAATCATTTCATAAACTTTAGGATCTTCTAAATCAATTTCTAATAAATTAATTTCTTTGTAATGATTCTTTTTAATTTCTGCAATAGCATCTTGAATAACACTAAGAGTTTTTAATCCAAGTGCGTCAATCTTAATTAAACCAATTCTTTCTGCTTCTTCCATGTCAACACCGACTACTGGAATTCTTTCGTCAGATCCTGGAGATGATCGTGTTTCTAGTGGTGCATATCTAAAAATTGGGTTCTTGCTTGTTACAACTCCTGCAGCATGAATTCCAGTTCCACGAATACGTCCTCGCAACTGATCTCCATACACTTCTACTTCTGGATATTTTTCTCTAAACCATAAAGTTGTTTTTGAATAACAAAAATCTTCCCATGTGTCAACTTGCTTTAGCGCTTTGTTTACATCTGACAAAGGAATATTTAAAACTCTAGCAACATCTCTAACGACACCCTTGCCTTTAAACTCTAAGAAGGTGGCAATAGATGCAACGTGTCTATATTGTCTAACCAAATAATCTTTTACTTCTTCACGACGAGTATCTTGAATATCGGTATCAATATCTGGAAAATCATTTCGTTCAGGATTAATAAAACGAAAGAACAGCAGTCCATATTTAATTGGATCTATGTCTGTAATTCCAAGTGTAAAACAAACTAAAGATCCAGCAGACGATCCACGACCTGGACCTACCATAATTCCTTCTTTTTTTGCCCAAGCAATCATGCTTTGAACAACTAAGAAATACGGTGCAAACTTTTTATTTTTAACAATCTCTAACTCTTCACGTAATCTATTAACATATTCTTCATTATCTTGCAGACCTTTAAGTGTCAAACCTTCAAACGCAATCTTTTCTAATTCACTATCTGGACTTTTGTATTGAACTGGTAAAAGATCAAGCCCATCTTGAATATCATAATCTTCTACAGTCTCTGCTAGTAGGAGTGTGTTTGAGTATATGTCAGTTCTATCTATCCCCTGTTTTTCCATTGCTAATTTAATTTCATCATACGATAGTAAGTGTATGTCAAATTTATTAAAAGTAATTTGACGATCTTCTCCGTACAGGTAGTCAAGTCTTTGCATCATATTGGTTTTCTTTTTAGATTTTTCATATGTTGCTTCTTTATTAACTTTGCCATGAGTATTCATCAATAACTTAAACTCTTGAATTTCTTTTTGTGAAGTATCTGAATGGTGGCAATCTGGAGTTACAACAACCTTAATGTCAAATTCATCTGCAAGTTCAATTAAAGCCTTATTTATTTCTGGGGTATTGTGTGGCATTACTTCAATATAATAATCACTACCAAAATTATTCTTAAACCATTTAATATTTTTCTTTGCAATAGCAAATTCATTTTCTTCTAATGCTTTTACAATAACACTACTTGGACATGCTGAAGTTACAATAATACCTTCACGATATTTTTCAAGTATTTCAAAATCAAATCTTGGTTTCTTAAAAAACCCATCAGTCCAAGAAACTTCGCTAATTTTATTTAAATTCTCTAAACCAAGTTGGTTCTTTGCTAGAAGAATAATATGATTATAAACAAGGTCTTGTTGACCTTCTCTTTCAGACTTATCTCGTGTATCAGATATGTCTGCACACATGTATCCTTCTAGCCCAAGAATTGGTTTAATACCTTTGGATTTTGCGGTACGATAAAACTCACGATGTCCTGAAAGTGTGCCGTGATCTGTTATTGCCAATGCTGGCATTTTAAGATCTACGGCACGACTTAGATACTCTTCTGGAGTTGCAATTCCATCAAACAGAGAATAGTGAGTGTGTACGTGTAATCCTGCGTAGTTCATACTACCAATCTGTATTGGTTGATGAAGTAGTTGATGGTGAGTCAAAGCCTAGATAAAAGGCTTCTTGTTCTGCATAAGGAACTTTGCGAAGTGCAAGTTCAATTGGAAATGGCTCAATTCCAGCCCAATCAAATGGTTCCTTGTCTGGTGCTGCTGGAATCATTGTGTAATTTGTTTCAGTACCCTGACCATTACGTTTCATTTTCCAAACAACATTTGAAATGCTACCAGTCTCAAGTGCATATTCACGAATTGTATTAAAGGACGATTGCTTGCTAATTCCCATAGACCAAATGGCTACGTATGGTTTTTCAATTCCATCATCAACTAATACGTTACAGTAAAAGCGGAGACGACCACGCCATCCAGCCTTTGGGTCTTTACGGTGCATTTCTTCTGCCCAGTCACGACCTTCTGTTTCCATAGTATCTACTGCTTTGCGTTTGTAATCTTTTGGATTTACGTGTTCTTTAACAACTAAAGATAGACCACGAGATGCATTATAATTTGCAGAGTCTTCGTCTAGTTCTTCAATAAAGCGAATCTTTACTGATTGTCCATCAGCAAGTTTAAGCCATCTTACCTTTGGTGAGTTTTCATCGTATTTTGGTTTGTCGAGCAGGGCGTTGATATTTTTTAGTCCCTTTACTACGCTCATATTTTTCTCCTTTGTTTGTATGTTTATTGTAGCATTGACAATATTGAGTTGTCAAATTTGCCTTGTAACATAAGTATATCAGAGTCTTGCATATCTCCGATATCTTTATACTTGGTATCTAATGTTATTATTGATACCCTTGACTTTAACTTGTCAATCATTTTTTTAGACATTGATTTTCCAGCATCGTCATTGTCTGCTATTAAATAAATCTCATTGAAATATTTTTCTAATAGTTCTACTTGACTTTTTGAAATAGTTGCTCCAAGCGTAGCCACTGCTGGCATTCCAACTTGATCTAATCTTATGGCATCAAATGAAGACTCTACAACATACACCCTGTCATTTGCTTTTACCCTATGTAGATTAAACAAAGTTTTACTTTTTGGAAGTCCTGGAGTATTTTTAAAATCTTTTCCTTCAACACTTCTACCAACAAAACCAATTACCATTCCTTCTGGGGAATGAACTGGAATTGTAACCATGTCCTGCTTCTCTGAATAACCTAAATTAAACTTGTTAACTGATGACTTAGTTACTAGTCTTCCATCAAAGTATCTCATTGCTCTTGGTGATTCAAGTGCTTGTGAGTTCAGTCTTTTAATAATAACTTCATCGTACTGTACAAATACAGGTGGGGTGTATAGTTGTTTTGCTACTATTTGAGTAATGTCAGATTCTTGTTCTTTACTTTTTATGTACCGCAAACTTTCAAAATATGATCTGTTGCTCATTTTCATTACTAATTCTTGTAGGTTAGCCACTTGTTGGCATCCAAAACAAAAGAACAATCCACTTTCTTTTGATACTTCTCCAGCAGGAGTCCTGTTGTTATTATGATATGGACAGAAAATTATGTAGTCGGAATCTACTTCTGATTGTATTGTGATTCCAGAGCCGATGAGAACTCTTTTAATTTGGTCTTCTGTATATATATCGGATTGTACCCGTCTGCTGCGATCATCCATTCAATATTCTTTTTCCCTACGTAGATTCCATATACCGTCAATTTAAATTCAAACCAGTTTTTGCTTTCATTGTAGTATACCGTAAAGTCTGGGTCTATGTCAATTCTTGGAACATAGGCACTTTCTCTCATTTGTACTAACAATATTCTAATATATTCTTCTTTTAGTCTATAGATGTCTGACTCATCCTTGATGTTGCCATCTAGTTTAAAACATTTTATAGGCTTATGATGAATTGACACATCTTATTATAACTGCTTATCTTCATAATCCTTGTAGCGATAATAACCTTTGTCAAAGTCAACTTGAACTAGGAACTCACCCATAAAGCCATTTCTATTTTTTCTAAAGGCACATTCAATAATATCGCTGTTAGTTGCTCTACCAAGTGCAATTACCCAGTCTGCATCATAGGCAATCTGTCTTGACCAGGCAGTTTGTCCAAGTGTTGGAACACTACTAAGGTCATTTACATCATCTGGTGTTGCAGAAGATATCGCAATAATAGGAACTTCTTCTCCAATAGCCATTAACTTTAGTTCACGAGAAAGGTTTTTCATTCTTACTGTTTCGTTATCTGACTTCTGGTTTGGACTCATTAACTGTAGGTAGTCAACAATAACAAAGTCTGGACGGTATTGATCTATTTTTCCACGTAGAACTGATGGGATAATCTCTCCACCCTGATCATTTGAAATAATATGAAATGGATTCTTTCCAGCAACCTTATCTTTGTGCCAAGTTTTAAACATCTCTGGCTCAACATGACCCTGACTAATCTTTCTGTGTGACCAAAGACCTTCGCCCATAATTGTAAATACACGGTTTCTAACTTCTGTTTCAGACATTTCAAGGCTGATTACTAATGGGGTTTTGCCTTGCTTCCATGCCTGTACCGCAAAATAAAGAGCAAGCCATGACTTACCAATTCCTGGATAGGCTAAAAACACTCCCAGTTGGCCTGGAGCAATACCACTTGGAAGATAGTTATCAAATCCTGGCAATCCAGTTTTAATCCCTGTAATCCCAGCCTCTTCCATTTTACGCAAATGATCAAAGTAAGCAGCAGCGGATTCAAAGTCAGTGGCATCAATATCTCTAACGGAGGATGTATTCTTTTTAAGTTCTGAGGTTTGAGTAATTAAAGAGTCTAGGGCAACTACTGAGTTGCCACTTTGTACTTCTCCTGCTGCAGAACGTAGAATTGTTTTAAGACTATCATTTAAATAATCACCTTGTAATTCTGAAAGGTGGTGCTTGGTTGCTCCAACATCATCAACTACTTCAAAATCTCTAAACTTTTCAATTACTAAAGATAGTGGTGGAACAGAACTGTTTGCCTCAAAATATTTTCTAATGAATGTCCATACATCTAAATGTGTTCGTAGAAGTCCGTCAACATTTGCTTGTAATAAAACATGAATTTGTTTATCTTTTAAGACTGCATTTAATACCTTTGATTCAATGCTAGCCATTGAGCCACTCCTTTGCCATTAACCTTCTCTGTGCACGTTCTACATCATCTTGATCTTTATCTTTTTTAGCCTTAATAATTTTTTCTGCCTGGTATGCAAAAGTATTCCAAGATGGACTCTCAGTAACTTTAAAATAGTATTCTAAAATATCGTAGCATCCTTCAATTCCATACGACTGAATAAGAGCATCTGCTGCCCATTGTTCAACGTTAAGATTCATTGATGGCTTTACATCATATCTTTCTTTGTGGTATTTACTATACCTTGAAAGCAAAGCCATTCGGTCTTTGCGCTCTGGCATTACTCAGAAATTTCTGCTTTGGCTTCGTTGATTTTGTCAGTTAGTTTATCTTCAACAAACTTGTAAACACGTTCCATTGCTTCATTAGTTGTCTCTCCATCTTTCTTAGAGTCAACAACTCCAAGATCAAGTCTTAATGATTGGAAGTTTCCAAGATTAAGTGTGTAGCCTAAAGTTACAGAAACCTTAGTGTTATTGTTTTCCATTTTACATCCATTCAGTAGTTAGATAGATTCAGACCAGATTGGAATGAAGCGTCCATCTTCAGTTCTCGTATATGTAAGTATACCATCGCCCATTCTCCTAGTCAACTCTTGTTTAGTAGGAGTCATGTTGTTTGTTACAAGGCCATCTTTTCTTGGTTGACCAATATGAATTGATGCCAATATGTCCCTTATTTCCCTTATGTGACTTTCTGAATAATAACATCTTATTTGCCAGCCACGCTTTCCGCCTATGCTAGATCCTATTGGTGCTGGAATTGTTCCACGTTTAATAAGAGTAGGAATATACTTTTTATGTCTGTTAATAAGTATAGCAGTTTCTCCAATAGTATATGCCTTTTCTCTTTTCTTTTTAAATTCCGCAATAAAACAAGTTTCAATCCTGTCTTTATTTATATTATAAAGCGCAACAATTCCGTCTGATCTGTTTCTGTGATGCACCTTGACTAAATCATTATTTAAAAACCAAATAGTTTTATTACCTGAAACTATAGCGGACTGATTGTAGTTTTGGCCCTCAATATTTCCTGTTGTAGAATCCATAATCCCTCTTTACTGCTATCTGGTGGATGATAAAATTTTCTTTTACCACAAATCACACAATACACTTCAATATGTTCTTTTGTGCTGTACTGCCTATCAATAAAAACAATACCACCACATCTTGAACACTTCACTAATTTGGTATTCCAATGGCAATAATATTAATTTTTGTTGATGTAACTCCAACAGTATCATATCTTACGTTAAAAGTAGCGTTAGTGTTTGTAACTGCTGCAAGAACTACCGCAACGTCTTGACCTGCTGAGGTGTTTGCACTATCAAAAGGAGTAGCAACAACTATTGGAGTAGTTTTAAAATTATAAGTAATTGTGAACGACTCTGTTTGACCAATTGTAGTAACGGGTTTAGAAGCACTAAGTATGTGCGTTTTTGCAAACACACTCATTCTACTTGTTGGCACCGTGCTAGGAAGTCCATCCTCTGCAATAATTTTAAGCATTCCATTTTCTGAACTTGTAAATCTATCAGCAAGTTCATTTACGGCTGAAACAATGTCGTAAATATATGAAACGTCTAAAGGTTGCCCTCTTTGTGGTACGATTAATCTTCCCATGATTCCTCCATTATATCATTTAACTTACGGTATTTCAATTGATTGAATATCTAAAGTTAGTGCCGTAATTCTTTCTTTTGTAATTCCTTCTGGCTGAATTGCAATTGTTAATGTTTTTGCCGAACTTGCCGTATTAGCAAAGGTATAAGTTGTTGTAGTTTTATCTCCAGAAAGAACTGTTTCGCTAGTTGTACCATGATAAGAATATGGGTCGGATCCATATTTAATAAAAATATCAAGTTTTGCTCTACCTCTAGAGTCTACAGTTCTAACAGAAATTGTTCCTGCAACGGGAGAAACAGTTACTGCATTTTTAGTAACTTCTGCAGTAAGACCATTTAATGGAACTGAATCAACATAATAAATTTTAGACCATGCTGATGTTCTATTAAAGTCATCAGAGATAACTCTATATCTTAAAACGTGTTTATTCTCAGAATTTACTGGTGGTAAATTTTTTTTTAATATTGTTACTTTTTTTATACCTTTATCTACCATTAAGAAATATCTCCAATAGTTCCAATATCTAAAGCCATTCTAAATTCAACATAATTGTTTGTATTTGTAGATTTAGTTATTGGCTCTGCATCTGCATTTTGAACAACGGTATATCCAACCAATCCATACAAAGGATTAACTGTATTTACATTATCAAACCTAATTGCGTCAAAAGCAATGTAGTGTGTATCAACTACTACTGCTGAAGTTACTACACATGAATAGATTTTTGCAGTTCTAATTGTTGCCCAGGAAAAACCTTGCTCTAAAACAAAATTTCCCAATGTTTTTGAAATTGCAAAATATCTATTAGCGTCAAAATCAATAACATCTCCATCATCAACTAAATCAATTAAACATCTTGCATAGTTCTCATTACTGTCTATAAATTCTAAAATTATTTTAAGACTATCTGGATTTGTATAACTGTCAGCATCTTTGTTAACAAGGGAAAATGCAATTTTAATTTGATCAGATAATGAATTTTGAGAAAGGTTAAGGCTAAGTCCAGTTTTTTGTATGTGATATTTTGCTGCTAAAGTAGAAGTAACATCTGTGATATCTTTAATTGCACTATAATTTCCTTTTACAAAAATCATATTATTAAAAAATCTACATCTTTCATTTCTTTCATTTCTACCTGCTTTAAAAAATATAGGATTGTCTGCTGCTGATTGAAAAACACTTAACTCAGTTGCAATAATATTAGTGTTTAATGGATCATCAAGGGCTGTTGTAATTGGCGAACTAACATCTTCAAAGGTAGTATTGCCGTACTGCCATTGTTCTTCTTCTGTAAATAATAATAATGGTCTGCTATCAAAACCAGAAGCATCTGGGTTACCTCCCGCAGAAAAAATACCAATTTCGGTAATCTCATATCTTTCTGTTGTTGGAAGTACTGAAGTAAATACTATTTTGTTAACTCCATTTTCTTCTACATACCCCCTTGAAGAAATGGGAACTCTAAACATTTCAAAATCTAAAGCCTCTTTAGTAGAATATTCTCCATAAGGTTCTCCAGTTGTTAGTGGCTGAGCCCCGCAACCAAAAGCCATATAAGATGCGTAGGCAGGCGTGATTCCTATTAGGTATTTTGCAATAATATCTTTTCCTTTGTTAGTTATCACGATTCCTCATTTCCAAGATTTGTCTTATATATTGTACCACTTTGAAGAGTTTCAATCTGAATATTTTCTCTTGGCCCTAAATTTATTGCTTCTATAATTATTGCACCTCTTCTTGGATCTAAGGCCATAGGCCATATGCCTGCTTGATCTTCTCTATAAACATTTATTCCATCTGGTCCATTACCTACGTTTGGAATTTTTGTTTCTAATTTAATTGGAAAATTTAAAAAGTATTTGTCTAAAGTATTTTGAAGAGAAATAATTTTTTTAGGGCTTAAGGCTCTTATTGTTTCTGCCATATTTGCAATTGGTTGATAAGAAATTGTCCCAGTATCCAATTTTGCACTATTTGTTAAAGATAACAATGCCAATCCATTAATTTGTTCAAAAAATAAAAATTTAATAAAATCTTGATCTGTTTGTGCATCACCTTCTTTATCTCTATCAAACCTAACATATTGTGGAGTTGCAATTTTTACTGGAGATCCTGTTGGAGGTGGTGGCGGGGGAACTGGAGGTGGGGTTGCTGAAATTGGTGTTGTTGTTTGTCCTGATCCTCCTGTTAAATTTGCTCCACCAAATGTTTCTACACTTTGTGTCTTTTGACCCTCTGCCTCTACAGCACTTCTAGGAGTCATATTGTCAATTAAGTCAGATGAATTTAAAGTACTCTTATTAGATTTTGTTTCAAATGCCTTTAAAAAATCATCATACTCATACTGATATTCTCCGTCTGAAATTAATACCATGCTACACCTCACTCAAATATACAGTCATATCTGGTCCTTCTAAACTTCTTGAATATTCTATATTATAAACAACAAATCTTGAAGATGTTGGTGCTACAAGATCTAATCCGCTATTATTTTTATAATCAATTGAAACAATATCGCCTAATTGAATTGTTGGATTAGCAAAAATTTTTAACCCAATTGATTTTCTTGGAACCATTAACTTCTGAAGTAGCCAACCCATTAATTCTTCCGCTTCTTCTGTTGTTTGTATATACTCAACATCTATACTAAAGTCTGTTCTTCCGTGCTTAAGTCTACTTAATTTAAGATTATTATATTTTTCTTTTTCTAGTTTTGGTGAATATACTATTACATCACCTTTAAGTTCTGGGTCTGAAAAATTTGATCGTTTTTTAAAATAATCATCTACTGTCAATTCGCTACTACTGTCACTAGTAAAAGCAATTCCCATAATTCGCAAAGTATTAGACACATCAGTACCAAGATTTAAAATGGCATCTGTTGCATTAAATACTAAAAATTCTGCTCCATAAGCATTTGCTTGAAATCCAGAAACTGTATATTCTTTTAATTTGTCTGGTGCCATTACTATTTTTGCATATAGTGCTGGATACGCATTGTCAAATCTTGCATTAATATATGCACACTCTCTCATTATTGTTCCAAATTCATCATAAAAAATACTACGTGCTGGCGTTGTTATTGTATTAATACCTTTTAAATAAGCCTCTTGTAAAATTCCACTTAGTGCATATTTTTTAATAGCATCATTTGCTGTAATTGATTTAGTTGAAAAAGTTCTTGATATTTGATTATTAATTTCAAATCCCGTATTTTTTGAATAGTTATCTGATAAAGCATAAATATTTTCAAACATACATTTTGAAGATCCACGTACAAACAAAGCAGTTGACTGATACTTTGGCAAAGGGTCTTTGTCGTCAACTTGAGCAATTAATTCATTATTTATATATAAATAAAACCTTCTTATATTGCTATTTGCTAAGTCTTCATATTCTACTGCTAAATCATATATGCTAATATCTGTCTCGTTGTATTTTCTTGATAGTCCAAAAAATTCTCCAGGATCGTAGTTAATTGTTTCATCATAAGTACTAAATAATTTAATTGGAACTGCCTTGGTTTGGCCA